CAACCTTTACCTTTAACAGTTTTATCGCTATACCCAGAATTGATTACAAATGATGGTTAATAAATTAATTATAATTCCTTATAAACAAGATCATGGCAAACTGATAATGCAATCACAAATGAACCACATGCTTACTCAGAAAGACGCATCATTTATTATTAGTGATAACAATAAAGAATGTATGGATCTAGAACAAGAGCATCTAGCATTTACAGGATTAATTAATGATAAGGTTATTGCAGCAGCTGGTATGAAAAGAATATGGGGTAATGTTGCTGAGGGTTGGTTTATTGCTAAGAATGATGTTTGGAATTATCCAATAACGATTGCAAAAGCTGTAAAGCAAAATATAGATTATCTTGCAACATCTAATAATATTAAAAGATTACAAACAGCAGTTCGTGCAGACTTTGGAATTGGAATTAGATTTGCTAAGTGGTTGGGATTTATTAATGAAGGATTAATGAAGCACTATGGTTTTGATGGTGCTGATCATTATAGATTTGCGAGGATTTACTAATGGGACTAGAAACAGCTTTAGCAGTAGCATCATTTGGATCAACAGTAGTACAAGCTAAGAATCAAAGTGCTGCAGGAAAATATAATCAAGCTATTCAAAACAGAAATGCTGAAATTGCTGATCAAGAGGCTGTAGCAATAGAAAAACAAAAAGAATTTGATATAGCTAGATTTGATAAAAATTTTGCACAATTACAATCACAAACTACAACTAGAATTTTAAAATCAGGTGCAGAATTAGGAGGAACTGGGTTAAGAATATTAAGAGCTAATGCTGAAGAAGCAGAAGTTGAAAGAAATACTATAACTTATAATTCACAAGTAGCTGCTTTACAAAGAAGAGAGGCTGGTAATATGTCTAGAATACAGGGACAATTTGCTAGACAACAAGGAAGACAAGCAGCAATATCAACTTTATTTAAAGGAGCAACTACATTTGCTGGATCATCAGCTGGTAAAAGTTTATTAACAAATGTTCCAAATCCTTTTGGAACTAGAGATTTAACTTCAACTGAAGGTTCTTTCTAATGCCAAGAAATTATAAAAAAGAATATGAAAATTATCATTCTAGCGAACAACAAAAAAAAGATAGAGCTGGAAGAAATGGTGCAAGAATATTAATGAAAAAAAAATATGGAAATAGTTTATTAGGTAGAGATGTTGATCATAAAGATAGAAATCCAAGAAACAATAGTATGAGTAATTTAAGATTACAATCTAAATCAGTAAATAGATCAAGGAATCAATAATGCCAAAGATACCTACATTTGAAGCACAACAAAGACCAACAGCTCAAGTTGTTTCACCTACAAGTCAGTTTCAAATATCACCAGAAAAAGCAGGCTCAACTTTTGGTGCTTTAGCTGGTGGCTTAGATGCTGCATCTGAATATTATGCAAGAGAACAAGCTATAAAAGATAAAACAGAAGCAACTAAAAATTATTTAGAATTAGATTTAGAATTAGATAAAATACAAAAAGGTGCTATTCAAAATATAGATCCTTCTCAAGCTACAGAAACTTTTCAAAAACAATTTGAATTTCTAAAAAAAGAAAAACTTGCAAACATTCAAAACAAAGCTGCAGCTAAAATATTAGAAGATAAATTAAATTTAGAATTTGTAACTAGATCTGCACAAGTAACAAAAGGATCTAGAGATCAATTAGATTTACAATTTAATAATACTTGGAATAATGAATATCAACTGAATATGGCTAAATATACTAGCACAGATGATGAAAATGAAAAAAAGATTTATAAATCTCAAATGGATCAAGGAATTATTAGTAGAAATTTATATCTAAATGATGGTCCATTAAAACTTCAAGAAGATTTAAAAAAGAATAATGCAACATTAATTGAAATGGATGTTGATAGATTAATTAATAAAGAAAAATATACAGAAGCAAAAGCATATTTAGATGATTTTGAAAAATCAAAAGATTTAGATGTTAAGAAACGTGCAGATTTTTTAGATAAAATTGCTAAACAATCAGCGGAAGCAAATGAAACTAAATCATATTCTGATGCTATTATTAATGGAACAAATCCTTTCTTGGGTGCAACACCACAAAAAACTACTGAAAAAAAAGTATTACAATTTACTGAGCAAACTTTAGCAAAAGAAGCTATTAATCAAAATTTAAGTGCAGAACAAACATTTGCTTACATAGATGAAAAGTTTTCTAAATCAGGTTTATTATCTCCAACATATCAAGCTACATTAAAGGCTGGATTTAATGCTGGATCAATAACCACATTTGATAAACCAACAGATCTTCCTAAAACATTAGTTCAAGCAGTTAAAGTTGCAGAATCTGCACAAAAAACTGGAAGATTAAATGTTTATACAACTGAAGAAGAAGAAAGATTCTATAGTAATATTATAGCTTTAAAATCAGTAAAAGGATTAGATGATTATCAAGCAATTAAAACTGCAAAAGAAGTACAAGGTAAATTAGATAAAAATCTTATAGCTAATTTTAAATCTCAACAAAATAAACTTCAAACACAAATTGACTCTGATTTTACTTCAAGAAAGTTTTTTGGAAAAGCCGAAAAAGTAGCTAATATTAATGAAGTACAATTATATGGAGAAAAATTATTTAATATTTATTCTGCTATGAATTTTTCATCTACAGAAGCAAAAGATCAGGTTCTTAAAGATTTAGATGCTAATATAGATCAAATAGATGGATATGCTTATTTAAAAAGAGATTTGAATGCTTTTAAATCTATTGGTGGTGTAGAGAATGTTCCAAAAATAAAAGAATATATTGTTAAAAATAATTTAACAAAAGAAGAAAATGATCCTAAAGATTATTTCTTAAGACATAATGGAGCTGGTCAATTTGAAATAAGAAGAAGAGTTGATATTGCACCAGTATATGACAAGAATAATAATCCAATGATTTTTTATGCTAAAGATTTATTTAATATTGCTAATCAAATTAACATTGATGTTGAAAAAGAAGCTATGCAATCTGCTATGAAAGCTCAAGAAAAGATGCAAGCTAGAAAAAGACAACAAGCTGAAACAGGTTTTGGCGTAACTGGACCATAAACATGGCTGAAAACAATGCGTTGAATTTAGTCTTAAATACAGACTATCTTACAGTACAAGACGAAAAAGCATTACAAGCTAAAAAAGAATCTGAAAAAATATCTTTAACAGAAGGTGCTGTATTAGCTGTACAACAAGAACAAATATTACCATCTATTCTTAGAGCTGCTAATCATACAGAATTAAATCCAGATTATGATTTTAAATTTACAGAAGAAGATTTTAAAGAAATTACACAAGGTATTAATCCAGATTATTGGGATAATTTTGCCGATGCAAGTTCAAAAGCACAAGCATATCAAATAAGAGAAAAAATTTTACAAGCACAAGATGCCAATCAAAAATTAGAAACTCTTGGATGGAAAGGTACTGGTTTAAGAGTAGCGGCTACATTAACAGATCCAACAGCTCTTATTGCTGATGGTGTTACCTTTGGTATTGCTAGACCATTTATTTACGCAAATAAAGCATCAAGAGCTTCTAAGTATATTAAATCAGGATTAGTAGGTGCTGGTCAAGCTGGATTAGTTTCTGCTCCTGTTCTTGCTGCTGATCCAACTAGAGATCTTGATGAATTAGGTTATATCATGGCTGCAGGTGGTGCAATTACTGCTGGACTTACTAGATTCTTAGCACCTAAACATGCAGATATTTTAGAGTTTGAAGCTAAATCTCAAAAGTTTGCTAATGCTATTGAAAGAACAACATTAGAAAATGATGGATTTAAAATAACACCACAAGGTGAAAAGTATTTTGGTGCTAAACAAGAAATTAGTTTAAATAAAAATATTAATGAAGTTGATGAATTATATAAAGATCAATTAAAAAATGTTCCAGTAAAAGAATTAAAATATTCTGCACAAGAATTAGATACAATTAAATCTATTAAAGAAGGATTTGGTGATGATGAATTATTAAACAGTTTCTTTGATAGAATAGATCAAACACCAGGAACTGCAAATCCATTAAAAGTAAGATTAGATAAATCATTTGTATTAAGAAGATCTGAAAACCCATTAATGAGATCTGCTTCAGAAAAAATAGCTGAAGATCCAGTAGGTAATATAGATAAATCTACTTCTATATTAACTGCCGATCTTCATAAGAATAATTATGCTGCTACTAAAATGACTCAGTTCTATAAAGAATATGAACCAGCATTTAGAGATTTCTTAAAAGAAACAAAAAGATCAACTAATTTTATTAAATATAATTACAATGATCGTCTTGAATTTTCTAGACTTGTTTCAAACGCTACAAGAGGAGAAGCAACTGATTTAAAAAGTGTACAACGTGGTGCTGAAGCATCTAAAAAATTATTTAAAAATTTTCTTGATGATGGAAAAAAATATAATGTTAAAGGTATGGAAGATATTATTGATAATCAAAATTATTTTCCAAGACATCATTCCATTGCTAAATACCAAGATGTACAAGAAAAAATTGGTCAGCAAAACATTGTTAAATTTTTAAGCAATTCATTAATAAAAGGATCTACAAATTTAACTGAAGAATCTGCTTTAAAAATTGCTAATAATATATTTAAAATTGTAACAAGATCTAAATTAAGAGATGGCTTTGCAATTAATAGATTATTAAAATCAACAGATGAAATTGATCTTAAAAATTTAATAAAAGACTATGCTGATTTAAGTGAAACAGAAATTAATGATTTAGTTAAAGCATTAATTAAAGATAGAAAACCAAATCTTCCAGCAAGACTTAGAAGAAGAGCATCATTTGATGAATCTCATGAAGAAGTTATAAATGGATTTAGAATCAAATTTTCTGATTTATTAAATAATAATACAGAATCTGTTGTTGGTGGTTATATACAACAATTGTCTGGTCATATTGCTCTTGCAAGAATGGGAATTAAATCAAAAGAAGATTATAATAAAATATTAAATAGAATTAAAGATGGTTATAGTTTACCAGAAGTTTCTGCAAAATATAAAGGAGTTATTGGGGAAAATAAAAAAAAATTTGAATTAGAAACATTAGAAACAATTTATAAAAATATAATTGGTGTTCCAACAGAAGCGGATGTTACTGGTACTTACGCAACTATTGCTAGAAATATTAGAAAATATAACTATGCAAACATATTTAACCAAATAGGATTTGCACAAATACCTGAACTTGCAAACGTAATAGCAAATGCTGGAGTTAAATCATTTGTTAAATACATTCCTGAATTTAAAACTATTTTATCAAGAGCAAAAACAGGAAAATTAAAAAATGAATTTCTTGATGAAATAGAAACATTAGTTTCTGGAACAGGATCAAATAGATTAGTTGATTCTGTAATTAACAGAACAGATGATTTTGCTGGAGTTACTACATCTGTAGGTAAAATTGAAAAAACATTAGATGTAGCAAGTAGAATTACTTCTGACTTTTCTGGATTTCATATTATTGATACATTATCAAGAAGATTAGCAACAATAAGTTCATTTGATAAATTAGCTAGACATGCTTTTGGAGAGTTAAAATTAACTGCAAGCGATCTTGCAAGATATAGAAACATTGGATTTACAGATGCAGACTTACAATCTGTATTAAAAAACATTAGAGAAAAATCTTCATTTGTTGAAGGTGGATTAACAGGAAGAAAAATAAGAAGATTAAATATTGATCAATGGGAAGATCAAGATTTAGTTAATCGTATGTCTTTGTATATGTCTAGACATTTAAAAAGAGTTATTCAAGAAGCAAACTATGGTGAGATGATTGCAATAGGTGCTGATTCAACAACTGGCAAATTATTAATACAATTTAGAAATTTTATGTTTACTGCTTATGGTAAACAATTAGTTCATGGTTTACACATGAAAGATTTTACTGCTTTCTCTGCTGCAATGTCTTCAGCATTTTTAGCTTCTTTAGTTTATATTGCTCAGACTTATATTCAATCAATTGGTAAAGGAAGACAACAGAAAGAAGATTTCTTAGAAAAACAATTAGATCCACTTGCTATAGGTAGAGCTGCATTTCAAAGATCAACATACTCTACAATATTTCCTTCATTAATAGATGCTGGTGCTTATTTAGGAGGATTTAATCCTTTATTTAATTATAGAACAACAGGATTAGATGCTAATATTATTACTGGAAATCCTACATATTCATTATTTGTAAATGCTAGTAATGCAGTAAGAAATACTGGCAAAGCAATATTTGATGATCAGTATGATTTTAGCAAATCAGATGCTAATAAATGGTTAAGAATACTTCCTTACCAAAATATGTTAGGTATTAAGAACGTAATGCAATATTTAATTGATGGTTCTGATTTACCAGAAAAATCAAAATAAATATGATAGACATTAACAACATAATTTAATATAGACAAACCATGACAATATCTTCAACTACAGTTAGAAACAGTTATAGTGGTGATAACTCTACAACTACCTTTTCTTACACATTCAAGATATTCGCAGATTCAGATATTCAAGTCATCATTCGTTCAGCTAATGGAACTGAAACAACTAAAACTATTACAACTCACTATACTGTAACAGGTGCTGGTAACTCTGGTGGTGGATCAGTTATATTCACATCAGGTAACATTCCAACATCAACTCAGACAGTTGTATTAAGACGTAACATTCCACAAACACAAGCAATAGATTATATCGCTAACGATCCATTCCCTGCTGAATCTCATGAAGAAGGTTTAGACAGAGCAACAATGGCAATTCAACAGTTGCAAGAAGAAGTAACAAGATCTTTAAAATTATCTAAAACAAATACAATGACATCTACGGAATTTACTGTGGGTGCATCAGATCGTGCTAATAAGATTCTAGCATTTGATACTAATGGTGAATTATCAGTTACACAAGAACTTGGTACTAATAGAGGTAACTGGAGTTCTGGTGTTACTTTTAATGCTAGAGATATTGTAAAAGATAGTTCTAACAATAACGTATATCTTTGTAACACAACACATACTTCTACTGGTACAACTCCAATCAGTTCTAATGCTGATTCTGCTAAATGGGATTTAATTGTTGATGCACAATCTGCAACAAACTCAGCTAATGCAGCTGCAAACCATGCTTCTAACAGTTCTAATTTTGCTAATAATAGTTCAAATAGTGCTAACACATCCGCTAATCATTCAGCAAATAGTTCTAATTTTGCAAACAATGCTTCAAATTCAGCAAACTCTGCATCAACTTATTTAGCTGGAGTTGCTGCAAATGCCGCAAATAGTTCTAACTTTGCAAACAATTCTAGTAACTCAGCTAACTCTGCTGCAAATCATTCGGCAAATAGTTCTAACTTTGCAAACAGTTCTAGCAACAGTGCAAACTCAGCATCAAATCATTCTAGCAACTCAAGTAACTTTGCAAACAATAGTTCTAATAGTGCTAATACTTCAGCAAATCATTCTGCAAATTCATCTAACTTTGCAAATAATAGTTCTAACAGCTCTAATAGTTCTGCTAACCATGCTGCAAATAGTTCTAATTTTTCAAATAACAGTTCTAATCATGCAAGCAATAGTTCTAATCATTCTGCTAACTCTAGCAATTTTGCTAATACATCTAGTAACCATGCAGCCAACTCATCAAACTTTGCTAACAATTCTAGTAACTTTGCTAACACTGCTAGTAATGCAGCTAATGCTGCAAACAGTGCAAGAGATGCAGCTCTAGCAGCAGCTGATAATTTTGATGATGTTTATTTAGGATCTAAAGCAACAGATCCAACATTAGATAATGATGGTGCTGCTTTAACAGCAGGAGATTTATATTACAATACAACTTCTGGTAATTTAAAATACTATACAGGTTCTGTTTGGATAGCTGTTACTTCAGGTGGTATTACAGATTTAGTACAAGACACAACTCCACAACTTGGTGGTGCTTTAGATGTTAATACATTCTCAATTACATCAACTTCAAATGGTAATATTACTTTACAACCTAATGGAACTGGAGATGTAGTATTATCTGCAGATACAGTTAAAATAGGTGATGCTAATACTGATGCTGTTCTTACAACAGATGGTACTGGTGATATAACTATTAGCACAAATTCTGGATCTAATTCTGGAACTGTTAAAATATTTGATGGTGCTAATGGTAATATAGAAATAACTCCTAATGGAACAGGTGTTGTTAAACTAGATGGATTATCTTATCCAACTGCAGATGGTACTGCTAATCAAGTTTTAAAAACTAATGGTTCTGGAGTATTATCTTTTACAACTCCTAGTGCAGGTTTTTCTGGTGCTACAATAACTTCTTCTGCTGTTGATATAACATTAACAAGTGCTTCTACTCAGGTTCAGAATGTAACTATGACTGCAACAGGTAAATCAATTATTCTGCCTGACGCAACAACACTTACAACAAAAGGTTCACCAATATATGTAATTTATAATGATGGTGTAATTCCTTTTTTTGTTAAAAATTCTTCTGGAGTTGCAATAATTACCGCACCACCGAATAATATTATTGAATTAACTTTATTAGATAATTCTACTTCTGGTGGAACTTGGAGTTCAAATTATGGTGTTATTAGTATATCAACAGCAAACTTTAAAGCAATATCAACAACAACTAATGGCGTAATTATTGGTCATAAAGGTGCACCACTACACTATGGTATAAGTCTTGAAAAAATTGATTCTTCAACTTTTATATTTACATATCATGCTGGTACTTCAAAAAGAGATGTTTATGGTGTTGTTTGTTCATATTCAGGAAGCACAATAACTGTAAATTCAGAAACATTATTGTATAGTGGTTCTACTACGTCAGCAAGTTATTCACAAATGGTTATGCTAGATGCAACAACTGGTCTTTTAATTGTAATGAGAGCATCTAATTGTGTAGCAGTTCCTTTTACTATTTCAGGAACTACAATTACAGCAGGAACAGCAAGTTCTACATTTGGAACAGCACAAACTTCTTGCAATATAGACAAGCCAATTTCAATGAGTGCAACTTTAGCATTATTTCCTGAGGCATCAACAGATGGCAGTTCAACAAAAAAATTCAGAGTAATACAACATAATGGGGCTTCAGCACCAACTATTGGAACTCTATCTACTGATACAATAATAAATAATGAACAATCCTATTCAGTTCATTTATCAAAAATTGATGCAACAAACGCATTTTGTGCTTTTTCTGGAGTAAGTAATATGAGTGCTTGTGTAATAACAATAAGTGGAACATCTGCACCAACTAGAGGAACTGTAAATACTTCAGCTAAATATACATTTTTCGTTACTGATGTTTTTGCAGATTCAAGTTCACAATTTATAGTTTTTGGACAAGAACCTTACGTTACAGGATTTAATGCAAAATATACTGTATCAGGAACAACAGTAACTTTTGTTTCAGAAACAAACCATAGTTTATATGGTACATATCAAGGAACGTCTAATAATGGTGGAAGTATGGACTTTTTTCAAGTTGTAAATAGTAACAGTTTTTTAGGAACTGGTTATTATGAAAGACAGATTTACCTTTATCAAAGAAGTGGTGATGCTTATTTTCCCAAACAAAATGGAATTACTTGGCAAGTAAATAACGTAACTATGTATGCACAGCCAGATGCTGGTTTCAATTTTGGTGGTATTGCATTAGATTCTACAACCTATATTGTTTGGACAACACAAACAGGAACTACATCTTTTGTAGCAACAGTAATTAAGGAGTTATAAAATAAAAATATGAAAAAAATATTAAAAGATCAAAATGGTGGAATATTCGGAGTGTTCAATGAAGTTAAACAAGTAGCAAATGGTTACATTTGTGATGGTGCTTCTTACCAAACAATAGTTACTGGAGCAGTTACAGTTGAGGAAGTTGCTGATGATTACACAATACCACAACCTGAAGGAATTGAAATAATAACTCCTCCAAAACCTGCTCTTACTTTAGAACAATTACAAAAACAATTAGAAGAATTACAAAAAAAGTTAATATAGAGTAATATATAAATAACGTAAAAAGGGTTATGAATATTCTCATCGCAATACCATGCTTAAATATGCAAAGCATATTTATTAATTGTATCGCTAATATACTATGAACATATTAATAGCGATACCATGCTATGGTGGCAACATCAGTAATCTAACATTCCATTCATTATTTAATTGCATCAAACCTTTAAATGATATGGGACACAATCTTAGGATTGAAACACTTCCAACAGAATCTTTAATCAATCGTGCTAGAAATAAGTTTGTAACTAAGTTCCTGGATAATAAAGAATTTAATGGAACACACCTTTTATTCATTGATGCTGATATAGGTTTTACATTACAAAACTTGTTAAGAGTTATAGAGTTTAATAAAGAAGTTGTTACATGCACCTATCCTGTCAAAGGTTTTTACTGGCAGCAATTACTAGATCGTATCAAAGAAAATAATAATATAGATGAACAAACAATGCGTGATTATCTTTTGCAGTTCAATGTTAATCTATATCCTAACACAGAATTTAGAAATGGTTTTGCTCGTGTCAAAGAATCAGCTACTGGTTTCATGATGATTAAACGTGAAGTGTTTACTACTATCATAGATAAAAATCCTCAGCTTAAATACAAACCAGATCTAAGAACAGGAATAGAAGGATCAGATAATGCTTATGATTTCTTTCCTGTTGGAATCTATAAAGAGAAAGATGGTGTTAATAGATTCTTATCAGAGGATTATTACTTCTGTAGATTAGCTGAAGAGTGTGGCTTTGAGATCTGGACAGATTTATCTACACCAATTACACACTTGGGTTCTTGTGAGTATCATGGTATGTTTATGACTCAACTAAATAGGAAATAATATGATTACACTTATTATTGGTTTACTAGCTGGAGGTTTCATTGGTTATGCTTATAAAGATGAAATCAGTAAAGCTATTGAATCTATCAAAGCAATCTTGAAAATATAATAATTTAACCTATATAGGCTTCATTAACCAATGGAGAATATAATGTTAAACTATACTGATATTAAAAACTACTGGACTAAGTTCTATGCAGATGCTTTTGAAGATGCAAAATCATTCTGGAAGAACTACGCAGATACAGTAGAAAAATTATATAAAAAATAAATAAATAATAGTTATAAAACAATAAGTTATAAAAAATAATTTTATTTACTTATTATTCAATTAACTTTATCTCGCACATGCCAAACCAACTAATAGGAGTTAGCATGGCAAAGAAACCTAAATCAGCTGAAGATATTATCTATGAGATTAAAGATCTCCTTGATGATCTTGAGCTAAAGATAAATCCAGAAGATTCTTATGATGATGAATCAGAAGATGATGATCTTGATATAGACGAAGAAGACGACGAAGAATAGTCTATATAATAGGGGTGGTGAATAGCCACCCTTATTTTAAACACAATCTATAATTGACTTTTTATCCACAACCACTATAGCTTGTGTATGAAGAGAAAGAAGCAACCTATATCTGCTACATCAGTAAGACTATCTGCTCACGAGAGAATTTGTGCAGAAAGAATGAGTACACTTATTAAAACAATAGATGAGTTACGCAGTGATGTTAAACAATTACACTCAGATATGAATAAAGGAAAAGGCGTTATAGCTTTTCTTGTAATCATAGGTGCATTGATAGGTTCTGTTCTTGCTATTCTAAAGTTCGTTAAATAAACAACACAGGGTTTACAATACTGATGAAGAAATCAGACAAAGATAATAAAATATATTATACATACGTTCACATAAGACTAGATACAAATAAAGTATTTTATGTTGGTAAAGGAAAATTAAGAAGAGCAAAATCAAAACAACACAGAAATAAATATTGGAATAATGTTGTTAATAAATGTGGTTATAAAGTTATATTTGTTAAGAAAAATATTACTGAAGAAGAGTCAATTAATTTAGAAATTAAATTAATAAAAAACTATAGAGATAAAGGATACAAATTAACAAATCTAACAGATGGTGGTGATGGATTATCTGGTTATAAATATACAGATGAACAAAAAATAAAACTTTCACAAATTAGAAAAAATACTTTTAAAAATATAGTACCATATATGACTGGTAGATTTGGAGATAAGCATCCTAATTATGGAAAAAAAGCATCATTAGAAACTAGAAAAAAATTATCAGATAGTCATAAAGGAAAATTTCTAGGAGCTGAACATCCTAAATCAAGAAAAATAAAATATAAAAATATTCTCTTTGGTTGCCTTGCAGATTTAGCTGCTTACGAAAACATTAGTTACTCTGGATTAAAAAAAAGAATTAGAAATAATTCTAAATGGGGATATGAAATTTTAGCATGAATATAAAACATAGAAAAGGAATTAACTCTCAATTAATTGCACAGGCTTATTTTTCAAGTAAACCAAATACATTAGTATTTACTCCAGTTGGTGGTGTGGGACCAGTTGATATTGTAGTTTTAAACACCAAGACAAAAGAGTATTGCAACTATGACGTTAAGACTGTGTCATATAGAAAGTCAGCTACTAAGTACGCACACAAAAAGAACGATAGAATAAATAGATCCCCATCCAAGATACAACAAACAATGAATGTTAAGATTGTATATGTATATGAAGATGGTAAGATATTAATCAAATGAATTACGAAGACGTTAAAAACAGAATTAAAAAGCACGAAGGTTTTATAGCTAAGGTTTACCTTGACTCATTAGGTAAAGCTACCATTGGCTATGGTCATCTACTTACTGAAGATGATGATTTTGAAGAAGGTATTATCTACGACAAAGATATATTAGAAGAATTATTTGATAAAGATTTTAATAAAGCTAAGCAAGGTATGGAAGAGTTAGTAGGTACATCACCATTACCTATGCTTGTTAAAGGAGTTATTATTGAGATGGTATTTCAACTAGGAAAGACTGGTGTTTCTAAGTTCAAGAATATGTTTGCAGCCTTAAACGAATTTGATTATACACGAGCTGCTGCAGAAATGTTAAACTCAGCATGGTATAGACAAACACCAAGCAGATGCGAAGAGTTGTCTAACTTAGTTAGAAAGTGTCAGGTTTAAATGTTACAAATGTTAGGAGCAGTTGCACCTCTTGCTAAGATATTATTTTCTACAATAGAAAAATCAGTACCTGATAAAGACTTACAGGCTAAATTAAAATCAGATTTACAAACACAATTATTACAATCAAACACGCAAGAATTACAAGCAGCTGCAAAGATTATAGAAGCAGAAGCTAAAGCAGGTTGGTTTGCATCTAGCTGGCGACCACTACTTATGTATGTACTTATATTTATTTTAGTATGGAA